GCAAATATTGAGAACTTTTTACTCTTGTACCAGTAATGAGATACAGAGCTAACGTCTATTCCTACCTCGTTACATTCATCAGCAAGTAAAGATTGTCTCTCTTTATCTTTTCTATATTCGTCTATTAGTTCCCATTCATCTTCTTTAAGTCTGTATCTTTTTTGGTTTTTCATTTTTTGATTTTTTCTAATCCTCTTGATCCAAAGTATGCACCTATGCAAGTGATTAAAACTATTTGCAATAGGTCAACCCATTGGTCATCTACGTTAAATGTAATGACTCCAGCATCTATAAATATAAGCAATGTAGTCGAAACAACAAGCCAAGCTAATACTAACGGTCTTATGTTTCTAGGTAGCCATGAAGATTGTAAATTGTCAGACTCCCATCGTTTAGTAACCTCTTGCTCTATTAATGCCTCTTGCTCTTGGATTATCTTTTGCAGCTCGTTCTTTAGCTGCATTTTTTCCTCTTGAGATGTTATAACCTCATCGACTATCTTATCGGCCTTACCTAATAAGTTGCCTAGTATGTTTCCTAGTATAGCCATATAGCATCAGTTTTATCTGTATCTGTATCACAATGTATAAATGTATCAGCAATGCCTATACGAGTAAATCCAGCCACTATTAGACCATTAACAATCTTTTGTCTAGTTCCACTATCTGAACAAGCTATGTCTGCTGCTAAGCCCTTTAAATGGCTTGAGTTAGCACTAACCTTATAACCTTCTTTTTTTAGTCTTTCATTGTGTTGTGGTGTTCTAAATCCAGAATTTATCTTAAAGGGTACACCAGCAATGTTTCTAGCTTTATCTAGTTTTTTTAGAAAAACTCTTTTCATGTTTTTGCCACTACCTTTGACATCAGAGTCAAACTCACTTAGCTTGAAGTGTTTTAAAGCCATTTCTTTCTCTGCTTTTTCTAAACTATTTTTCCATGTTTTTAGATTCATTGTCTTTTCTTCGTTTACGGTTGTATATAATTTTATCAGTAGTATAAATAATGGATAGTAATAAAACACCAATCTTAAGCATTATCTCAACATCAGCCATACTTGCAAATGTAAAGGTAGTAGTATTAAGTATTAATACGTCTGATGTTTCTTTTAAAATATTTTTCATTATTGTCGTGGGTCTGTGCTAATCAATAGCGTTAAAGTTGCGTAAAATTTATCGCTACTTGAAGCTTCATTAACCTTTCTGAAAGATGGTATTAAGCATTCATTAGCGGCTATTGTTTCTGTTAATTGTACATCTCTGTTAAATATGTAGTTTATATTATTTACAGAAGCAAAAGAAAAGTCATCTACTAATTCAACTATAGAAGATGTAGAGCCGTTTTCTATGATTCTCTTTTTCCATAACTCAAAGATGCCGTCATGTTTTAAGGTTGCATCTGTATTAATGTCCCAAGTTATTCTCTCTATCTTACAGCCATTATGTGGACTTCTGAAAATACTATTTATTATATAATCATTAGATAATGTATCACCATCAGACCAAGAGCTTCCTCCATTAATATCCATTGTTGTTGGATTACTTGGATTTATCAAAGTAGTATTTCCATGAGTTTGATTAGACTCATATAATTTATGAGTAACTATGGTATAGTCTCTGAATAATGAGTTATACTTATTATCTCTACTTAATATTATTACACTTCCAGCTGGTATTAGTTGACTTACCGTAGTTGATGCAAATGTTATTCTTGTACTATTGAAATTTATATCAGCATCTAAAGTAATTTCAATTGGTAAACCAGTATCAGCACATACTATATATACTAAATCCCCACCCTTTAAAAGTGTGTTAGTGCTAGATGAAGCCATTATATTAATGAACGTAAGTGTTAAGCTTGTAGTATCTGAGCTTACTACTGCTACTGATTCTCCTTTTACAAAATTTCTTAATGTCGGCATATTACCAAAGTTCAAATTCGTTAGATACTGGTATGGTTGAAATAACTCCAGTTTCAATAGTTAATGTGTTACCACTCAAATCAATTCCGTACCACTCTCCATACCAAGTATCTTCGTTAGCATTATAACTAACTTGATAAGGTATAAAAGCAGTGCCATCTATTTCTATTCCTTCAAAATAATTTAGCTCTCCACTTGTTAGTTTTAAACTTCCGTTAAATACTCTTGCTCCACTAGCTTGACCTTTTATCACTTCTTCAACTAAAAGTTGTGTTATCTCTGTTCCAGCTACTGCTGCTCCATATGCTCTCCAAGTGGCATTAGTTCCATCTTCCCAAGATGAAGTAGTATAGTTAAAAGTTTCTATCCTACCAACTGCTCCACTTGTTGGTCCAGTTCCTATAAATAATTCTGGAATTTCTAACTTTACACCATTTGTAATAGTAGTTCCACTTGGTGCGTTGAAAGACCTAAAAAACTTTTTAATTACTACCTCGTTATCTATTAGATATTTGATTCCTTGTTCCTCACTTGTTTCTGGTGCTGAATATATTAAAATATCTGTAGGGTCTGCTGTTGTTGTACTATCTGTTATTGCTATTTGATTGCCTATAGATAAAGCATCAACAAAGTTATTGTAGTAAGCAATTGCATAAATCTCAAAAAACAAATCTCCATCAACTGGTAGCTCATTAGTTTGAACATTAATATTTATAGTGTCTAATATTCCAGTATAATTATCATTTAAGTATAATGGGTCTATAATTGCTGTGGTTGTAGGTATTGAAGAAGTAGTCCAATCTGTAGCGACTACCGTACTCAATGGATGATAGTAAGTATCTGATGCTCCTACTAGCTTAAATCTAGCTTTTAAATGTACTTCTACTTTATCATTTGCACCACTTACATCAGAGAAGTCTACACTTGCTGCTCTACCTAAAGTGAAATCTCTATTTATTGATATACTTGATCCAGTTAAAGAGCTTACCTCGCCAAGTGATATAACTAAACTATCTGTTAGACCTCTATTAATATCATAAGCCGTTCCAGTATATATATTACCATTGTAAACATATCCATTCCAAACTGGTATCTCATTTAGATTACTTTGGTATAGTGTACTGCTATCGCTATTATTATAGTAATAAAAAAATGGCATATCAAAAGACTGCAAATGATTGTAGTTAGTTTCTACACTTCTTAAAATAGGTAAGAAATCAAATGAGCCTCCATATCTTTTAATGTTAGTTCCTTCTGTTGTTGTGTAACTTGCTGAACTATAATTTAAAAGTCCTAATCCTGGGTCTGATGTATCATATACTTTGTCAAAGTTTCTAATATAGTGAGTGTTTGGAGATTTCCAATTGTCGTAATTATTTACTTGGATTAAGTTCCATCTACCATCTGAGAAAAAGCATCTCATCCCCCAAGCTTTGCAAATATTATCTAATAACTCAAAAGAACTTTTAAATTTCTTTGAGCCATCCTCATTAATTTCTACAAATGCCATAAAATTAAATCTACTACTAACCAAAGGGTCTCTCGATGATACGCTTGTCATTGTATCTGTAGTCCAATCTACAGAAGTGTTTATATAAGTATCCGTAGCTGACCAGTAGTAATTTTGTAATCCTATTTGATTGTTAAATATATTTTTAAAGTATGATAAAGTTTGAAAGCTTGATGGAGCATTATAGTTAGTATCCACATTAAAATCTATATCCTTTAAAGGAGCTAATCCACAAACAGCAGTCAAAGTTGTGCGTGTTGGATAAGAAATATCTTGCTCTGGAGATATGTCGTTTAATAATAAGCCAGACCAGTATAATGTATATGTAACATCATCTGTACTTTTGTAAATAGCCATATCAAATCCACCATAAACAGAGTCTCTTATATCATTTATAATGGCTTGTTCTGGTACTTGCTCTAGCAATACGTCAAACTTTACTTCACTAGGTATAAGTCCAGTAAAACGGTTATCATTGTCTGTTTGATAAGTTAAAGTAAAACCATCTGCACCTAATTTTGGAGTATATGTAGTGGATGAAATAGCATTGTTATTATAAACATCTATTCTGTAATAAGTGCCATTGTCACTTTGTAAACTTAACGCAAATTTCTTTTCTCTCGACATTAGTATCCTCTAGTTCTATTTCTGTTGTTTTTAGCTCTGTCTGAGCTTAGTAATATATCAGCTCCTTTTATTGTACCAAATACTTCTGTAGAGCCTCCACTTGTTCCTATCATAGATTTTAATTTATCTAATGGAGCGATGACTTCTGGATTGGTCATTGATGTTCCTGGACCTTCTCCTATCAAAGAAAGTGTAGGGCCAGTCACTAATCCACCAGATGCAAAAGCTGGAACACCAAATAAGTTTAAGCCTTGTGTAGCAATATCTGAAACTCCACCTAATCCAATAGCAGACAAAATTAATTTCATCGCTAACATTGCTGCTAGTTGTGCCATAAGAGCATTGAATGCTTGTTTAGCACCATCAACAAAAGTTTTAAAAAAGCCGTCAGTACTTTGTAAAGCTTGAGCAAAAACTGATTGTATCATATTACCAAATGAAACAAAAGATTGTGTTACTTGTTTATTTAAATCTTTTAAATTTAATATCTTTTTTTCTACTTTATCAAATTGTTCAACAAATGAATTTAAATCAAAAGGCATTGGTCCAATAAAACCTTTTGGTGTTTTAGGAGTTTTTGTAACAACACCACCACCACCAAGAGCATTGAAAAACTCTTTAAATTTTGGTAAAAGTGCGTCTATAGTGTTTTCCATAGACTCTCCAAATGCTTTAAACTCGTGCTCATATTCTCCAGTTGGAATTATTGCACCTTCTAAATTATCTGCTAACTTTTTAAACTCGTTAGATGCTTTTAAAAAGTCTAATTTGCCACCACCTATCTCATCTATAAGTGTATTATATCCATCTATTAAACTTCCAAAAGCGTTTAATGTGCTTTGCACTCCCATTATAATAGAGTTCCAAAGAAAATCAAGAGTTAACCTTTCTTTAAATGCTTCAAAATTATCTACTACATATGCAATACCTACAGCTAGAGCTGCAATTGATGCAGTAATTGCTATGACCGTTAGATTTAAAGTTGCCAAAATTGTAACAATAGAGCCTAATATTATTATAAATGGTCCGAGCGCACTTACTAATAATGTAAAACCTAAAGCCGTTTCTTTTGTATCTTTACTAAGTTTACTAAATGCAGTGAGTAAATCGTTTAACTTGTCAGCTAATTTAATAACAATAGGAATAAGTTGCTCACCTATTTCTTCCATTGTATCTCCTAGCCTCATTTGTAAAGCCTTTAAACCACCAGCACCAGCTTGTCTCGCTGCCTCTGCTGCTCCTCCGTATTGTATTTCTAACTCGTCTAAGATTATAGTTTGAGCCTCTGCTAGTCTGTTTGTTTCTGCTAAAGATTTTATTATAGCTTTTTGCTCTTCTGAGAATTGAATACCACTACGACTTAATGCAGATAAGTTTGCGATTGGATCATTTAACGCTTTACCTAATTGTATAGATGCAGACTTTAAATCTCCATCTAAACGAGTAGCTAAGTTTAACGCTGCTAGTTGTGTTCTTTCAAATTGCTCTCCAGATATATTAGTAAACGTTAAAAGTTGAGAAGTAGCATCTTTTAAAATTTCTTCATCACCAAACAATGTCAAAGATTGCAAATTAGACGCCATCTTTTGAAGCTCTTGAGATGTAAAACCAGCAGACTCTCCAGTACTTTTTAAACCAGCTTCTACTTGTGCAATTGCTTGAGCTTGTTTATCAAAAGCTGCAATACTAGCAGCGCCTAGAGCCACTATTGGGAGTGTTACGTTTCTTGATAAAGACTGTCCAAAGGATTTCATACTACCTCCAAACTTTTTCATAGACCTCATAGACTTCTTGAGGTTACTCTGAAACTGCTTATCGTTTAGACTTAATTTAATACTTAATGTTTTCTCAGCCATTGTCTTTATTTAGCAATTCGTATTTCTTTTTAATATATTCTGCTCTTTGTCGTTGTTTTTCGATGTCGGTCTTAACTTTCTTTTTCTCCCAATCAAATTTAATCAACTTATCTGGAGTTAGGTTTTGCCCTTTCTTTGTATGTGGCTGTAAATTAACACAAGCCAACCAGCGTACTCGTTCCCACTCCCATTGCTGTTCTTTCTCTACTCTATCGTTTACGCCTTTCTGCATACAGATAAACTCGTGAAAGGTTAAACTCCAAAAGTCTTTAGGTAGTAATCCAAAGCCATAACCTATAGCCTCTAACTTATCCCAAGTTACTTCTTCTTTGCCACTTTCTTCGTGGCTTTGTCGTTTCCCTCCGTTTCAAATTTAGCAGAGAATTGGTTAGAGAATATCTCTAGCACTTTATTTAGTGCGTCAAAATCTTCGTCTAACATATCTGCGACATCATCAACACTTAAAGAACATTCTTGACCACTCACTCTAGAGCCGTCTTTTATTCCGTTTAGGATAAGATAACAAGCATCGTCTAAACTCATTCCCTCTCCTAGCTTATCTAAGTCAGCTAAACTTCTTCCAGTATCTTTACAGAATAACCTAAGGGAGTTTATCCCAAACCGTACACTATAATCTTTACCGTTTATTATTACTATTTCGTACATATCTTTGTTAGTTTAAGTTATTGCTAGTTGGGAGACGTGCCGTAGCACAATCCCCAACCAACAAAGAAATTATTAAACAGCAGTCTTAGTAATTGCGCCAGTTCCCTCTATTGAAACAGAGTAAGTTGGAGCGTCTTCTGTACCACCACTAATCTCAAGAGAAGTAATAAAACCATCTCCAGTTATTGTATAACCAGCTGGTGTTGCTAGTGCAAAAGTAAAGCTTACTGCTGTTCTGTCCATCATCTGGTCAAATAATTCTGCTACATCAGTATCTCCAGCAGTTGCCTCAAAGTCCATTAAACCATCAGCCGATAAGCTGAAAGACTTTTGACCACCTAGTAAGTCTCTGAAACCAGCAGAGTCTTTTGTCGAGATGTCTATTGTATCTACATTCATACTTAATGATACATTTTGAGAATGCATCAACTTTACTGGTGTATCTGGAGTACCAGCAGTACTACTAGGAGACACCTTTAGGATTAAATCCGTTCCGTTAAAAATCATTTTTTAAAATTTTAAATTCATAAATTAGCTAATATCTAAATCCTCAGAAGTTTCCTTCTTCTTAGATTTTTTCTTTGTTGTATCTATTGCATCGTTATGCTGTAAGAAGTTAAAAACGGCTCTTACTACTTTGTAAGATTCGCCATCTACATATTCTACTCCTCTACACTCAATGTTCTTTTTTATCTTTACTTTATAGGTTTCCATTTCTATCTATTTATGTTAAATCTGTAATCTTGTGCTATACCATATAAACCAATAGAACCAGCACTATCATCGTATAGCTCGTTCTGGTCTTGGTAAAATATCTTGTCTACTACTACACCACTATAAGTACCACTAACATAATCTAAAGCTGTACGAATATATCCAGCAAGAGTTACCATGTCAGCGTAGCTATTGTGATATATGCTTATTTGTACTCTGACGTAATCGTACTCACTAACTCCGTTCTTAGTGTTGTTAGGCTCATCTCCAAACATCTGATATGTGATGTATGGTAGCTTAACGTCTGTAGGGAAATTATAACGACTAGGAAATATTCTCAAGTTGCCATCAGTAGTAACTAAAGGAGCTACGTTTGAGTCGTTGCTAAGTATGTTGTATATTACTTTACCTATCTCCATTACTTCATTCTTTTGTCAATGAGTTTTTTTATTTCTCCTATTACGCTATTTATAGCTGTGTTACCTTTACTAGAAGCAGTCTTATCTAACATTCTTAGTCCAGGAATACCCCTAAATCCATACTCTAAAAAGTAAAAGTAAAATCCACTTTTTTCTTTATCAGCAAAAGACTTTTTAACTCTTGGTCCTATATATACCGTTGGTGGTTTGCCTTTAACATTCTTTCCGTTGATTATAGCCAAAGACTTTTTAAGTTGCTTTGATTTAACTGGCACAATAGATTTAAGCTCTTGTAGAATAGGCTTAGATGCTTTTCTCATTCCTTGCCTTAGTAGTGTCTTATTTTTACTATCAGACATATTAAGCTTCTCTAAGTCCTTAATCAAAGAATTTAGTTCTCTCTCATCAATGGTAGCTGTAACAAAACCAGCGTGACCACCTTGATTACCTCTTAATATTTTAGTAGTTCCTATTGCCATTATTGCTCTGGAAAAGGATTAATACCGTTATCTATTAATATGTTGATCCAATCTAATTCGCTAGTATATAAATCTACATTGTCCCACTTAGTCTCTAAGCATTGATAAGTCTCTAGCACTCCATACGATACTATCGCATCGCTATCGTTCCATACTATGTAGTAACTCTTTACCTCTGGGTAACATATTTCTGTTAGTCTTAAACTCATTACGTTGTTAGTTGTGTTAGTTCGCTATCACTCAAAGACTCATTAAATACTGCTAGTGATTTGCATTTACCTCTAAAATAATTAGAATTTGCACCACTACCAAACTCTAAATTATCTAAACTAGAAAAATTAAAAACCATACTATCAAAATTAGTGTCGGTAATTCTACTACCATTTACAAAAAGTTTATTTTGA